CGACAAGGTAGATACGTTTTCTTCTCTGGGGTACTCCCCAAAATTGAGCATCAAACTGTCTCCAGGCAACGGAGTAATCATCTCCCATGATTTTCCCTGCGCTGTTCCATTTGTTAGGTTTAGGCACAGACACTGATTCGTCTTTGATTTTGCAGACCTCTTCGAGGACGGCACGGAAATCTTCTCCCTTGTTGGAACTGAATGCTCCGGGGACATTTTCCCAGACGATAAATCTTGGCTTTTGTCCATTTGTCTTACACCTCATTTCTTTTATGATTCTGACCGCCTCATAAAACAAGGAAGAACGAGAGCCAGAAAGTCCGTCACGCTTGCCTGCAATACTCATATCCTGGCAAGGGCTGCCAAAGGTTATGATATCGACAGGCTCTATTTCTCCACCATTAATATCTGTAATATTTCCCAGATGCTCTACAAAGGGCAGTCTTTTTGTCGTAACTCTAATTGGGAACGGTTCAATTTCTGAACAGCTAACAGGTTTGATTCCAGCAATGATTGCACCAAGTGGAAAACCGCCCGATCCATCAAACAAGGAACAGAGAGTTAACTGTTTATGCATATTTCCATTGATATCCTCCACAAGTCTTCCTCCTTCCTTTCAAGCAACTGCATAGATGGCCTGCACTAATACCTACTGTTCTTGCTGCAAAAGCGACTCCCGGAAATTGAGCAATAAAAATCCCATGCTTATCGTATTGAAGCACGGGTTTCATTTGCTTTTTATTCAATTCTTCATAATTATGTTTTGCAGCAACTTGCTTATAGTCGATATTTCTTTCCCTATAATTTGTATGAGCCTTAACTCTCTCAATTCGTGTTCCGTGAACATTTTGTTCTGCGTTTGTTGCCCATTCCAAATTTTCAACTCTATTGTCGAGTTTGTTTTCATTGATATGATTGACTGTCGGTTTATTATCTGGATTCTTTATGAATGCATTTGCAACAAGCCTGTGAACAGCATGGTGCTTTGCAACGCCATTTACTGATAAACTCACTCTCGCATATCCTGTTGGAGATATTTTATTTTTTAGGATCATATTCCGTCTGATACTATACACTCTTCCCAGATTACTAATTTCGTAATAACCTTCATACCCCTCAATAGGAATCCATTCTTCTTTTTTATTCTCCATCTGCTCCCTCCACCTCTTTTACAAGGTCGGAGTAAGCAAGTTTTTCTCCGTTTCTGATTACAAACACATTCTCTGCATCTCCGGTATCTTCCACGTATCTGCGAAGGATTACCGATGCATACTTCTCATCCAGTTCCATCGTATGACAGATACGATTTGTCTTCTCACAAGTCATTAAGGTTGAACCGCTGCCACCAAAGGTATCAATGACAATTGCATTCTCATGACTGGAATTTCCAATCGGATATGCAAGAAGGTCAAGCGGCTTTGAGGTCGGATGATTCTTATTCTTCTTTGGCTTATCGAAGTTCCAAATAGTAGTCTGACTTCTGCCGGCACTCTTGCTCCAGTAATGTTTTCCATTCTGAAGAAAACCATAAAGCACTGGCTCATGCTGCCACTGATAATCACTTCTGCCAAGCACCAGGGAGTTCTTCACCCAGATACAGCATCCGGACAAGTGAAAACCTGCATCCATAAATGCTTTTCTGAAGTTCAGTCCTTCGGTATCTGCATGGAACACATACGCTGATCCGCCCTTTTCCAAATGCTCTGCCATATTCTTAAATGCAGAAAGCAGAAATTCATAGAACTTATCATTTGCCATTTTGTCATTTTTAATGGAAAGTCCGTCTGAACTTTCAAAGGCAACATTATACGGCGGATCCGTGATGATGAGATTTGCTTTCTTCCCATCCATCAGCTGTGCTACATCTTCACTTGATGTCGCATCACCACACATCAGTCTGTGTCTGCCGACTGACCAGATATCTCCCCTTCTTACAAAGGCTGCCTTTTCCAGTGCATCGGACAAATCATAATCATCGTCTTCCACCCCTGACTGCTTGTCCTCTCCATAAAGTTCTGCAAGCTCATCTTCGGAAAATCCGGTCAGTCCCACATTGAAATCCACATCCTTCAAGGATTCAATCTCAATACGGAGAAGTTCCTCATCCCATCCTGCATCCATTGCCATTCGGTTGTCAGCAAGGATATAGGCTTTCTTCTGTGCCTCAGTCAAATAATCTACAAATACGCAAGGAACTTCTGTGATGCCTTCTTCCTTTGCAGCCATGATTCTTCCGTGTCCGGCAATCACATTATATTCTCTGTCGATGATGACAGGATTGATAAAACCAAACTCACGAAGAGAGGATCTCAGCTTCATGACCTGTTCTGCAGAATGAGTTCTTGCATTATTCACATAAGGAATCAGTTTTGAAACAGCTACAAGCTGCATTTCCGTTGTAGTCTTACTCATAGCTGCCTCCTTAAAATAATCCCCACTCAGCAAACTTTTCAAAGCCACTGATGGACTGAATATAGTTTCTTGCAATTTCTACAATCTCTGCATACGGTCTGCCATCAATCGTATCGTCTCCAATCGCACAGCAGATTTCTACAGGCTTTTCTGTTTCCTGTGCTTTTAGGAATGCGTAGATATTGACGGACACATCTGCCTTTGACAGATCCTTGCCATGAAGACCTCCGCCCGTCACAGATTCCGCCATGTCACTTCCAAGCTTTCTGTTGGTCGCACCGGAATCTACGTGGGTGCCGCCAGTCCAATCACCGAGCGGATTGATTTCTGCATTCGGATATGTGTTTTTCAAATCTGTAGTTTTTGCATTACTCTGACAGATGATCAGTCTTGCTTCATCAAGAATGTACTTTCCATCATATGGATAAGATGTGTAGATTTCTCTTACAATCTTAGAGAGTGCTTTCTGTTCCTCTGTCAGCGGCACACCTTTGAAGATTCCATTGTCACCGCATCTCATTCCCTTCGACTGGTTATTTGCAAGATGCACATCCTGTGGAACGATCTGAATAAACACACGGATGCCCGGTGCCATTCGATCCACAATAAATGCAACATCTTCTTTTTCCAAAGGTGCAGAGGTTTCAATCACCACATGGCCATATCCATGACCGATGAGCACCTCCACAGCAATCTTTGGATTTTCCTGTTTCTTATATGCAAGGTCGACAATCGCACCTGCAATTCTGTCACAGATTTTATCTGGGTGCATTGGATTCACTTTTTCAATCATTCTGTATTACCTCATTTCTTCTTTCCTGCCATCTTCGATACATGGCTTTACTCAGTTGCGGACATCTTTTCCCTTTATTCCAAGGTGCCGTTCCACATTTCGATGTGCTGATTTTATCTTTAACACATCCATAATTCATATTGAAAAGATGTGAACACCACTGAAGATTACTTACATGATTATTTGACTTATTCTCATCAAGATGATTCACATCTGTATGACCGTGAGGATTATCCAAAAAAGAAAGAGCTACCAATCGGTGAACGAGCAAATTCTGTTTTTTGCCGTTCTTCCAAAGGTAAACTCTTTTATAACCATTCTTTTGATAATCGCCCTTAAGCAAGGTTGGTATAGTTTTTATACTTCGGACATTTCCATAATTGGATACCTGGTAGTGGCCCTCGTATCCATCAATATCTTTCCAAATTTCCACTTATCTTCCTTCCCTTGCTCTTAGGAGTCTCTCCATCAAATCATTCTGTGGAGCAGCATCGTCATAATCGGTACTGCAGTTCTCCTTCACAATCTGAAATATTTCATTCCACAGCCTTACGGCTTGATTCATATAGTTAATGCCAATATTGATAAACGGAGATGGGATAGGTTTCTGTGTCGTTGGATGCTTGGAAAGAAAACCGAGCTTATTGGTCATCTCCTCACACTGAATCCAACGAGCAGAACACATCGCATATCTCTCAAGTAGCTGTGGGGACACCTTCGATGCACACCCGATTTTCTTCAGCCACTGCCAAGTCTCCTCATAAATCTCGGATGCCTGCAGTTCTGAACCATCTCTCTGTTCTGCTGACAAAAAGTCGTGTGGCTTTGGCATCTCCACACCTTCCACATCCGGAATATCCAGAACCTCTAATCTTCGTCCGCCGGGATTTCCGTTATTTGCTTTTTCTTTGACAGCCGATTTCTTACGTCCGGCACCAGGTCTGGCACCACCACGGCCGCCTATGTTATTCGATTTCGTAGGCACGTCTCATGTTCCTCCTTTATTACCCTTTTGATTTCGCCTTTTTCACACGCAAGACCCCACGCCGTTCCACGGTGGTCACAGTGTTAGAGATTTTGACCGCCCCTAGGGTCAGTCATCATATCCGTAAACACGATGTTTTTTGCTTCCATGATAATCACCACGTTCGGCATGAATCTTTGCATGACATGATTTACAAAGAGAAATCAGATTGTCTTTGTTATGATTGCCACCTTCTGACAGCGGCAGCTTGTGATGAACCTCATCCACCGGAACAATGATTCCTTTTTCAAAACAGATCTCGCAGAAAGGATGTTCCTTAACATAGCTGTCACGGATTCGTTTCCATGCTCTTCCGTACCTACGGCGTACAGCTTTGCCTCTGCCATACTTCTCGTAGGAACGGTTGGCTTCCTTTTCATGTTTCTCACAGTACCTTCCGTCCGTTAGGTTTGGACAGCCGGGGAAACTACAAGGACACTTCGGTCTTCTTGGCACATCTGCACCTCCTTCTGACATAACAAAAGCCTCTGCAGGATTTCTCCAACAAAGGCTCTGTCGTTTTTATATATTTTTCTACAATACCATTTTACTGCATTTGCACTGGAACTAACAGTGGCTTTAGGGTGAACTAGGGTGGCTTCTTTCAAAGTGCTCTAATGCTCTGGCATGTACTCGCTTAATCCATCTGACCGAATACTGCATTTCCGATGCAATATCATCAATCTTCATAAGCTTGGAATACCTGTAGCGAAGAACCAATTCTTCTATTGGATCTTCCATTCCATCAATTGCTACATCAACCGTGTGCTTCAGCTTTTCCAATTCGGAATAATCTCTTATCAGTTCTTCTTCCAGAACATTTATTTTATCAAGATACCTTTCAAATGGTGCTCTTGTATTACGACTGCTGGAATAATGTTCTTCGAATCCCGGAGAAGAAACACTGCATGCCAGTTCACGATAACATTGGATTCTTTTCTCCTTTATACGAATCTGCCTTTGCAAGTCAAACGGCTGATTCAAAAATTCTTTTGCTGTCATAAGCCTAACCTCCGAAAATATAAATTTCCCTCGGATTGACTCTGATTGTCTCTGATTTACAATTCTGCCTTCACCGCATCAATCAGTGCTGACTGTGTGCTGTCCTTTTCCTGCAGTGCCTTCATGATTCTCTCATCCACAGTATCCTTTGCAATGATATGAATGTTGGCAACCGTTCCTTCACTCTGACCTTGGCGGTAAAGTCTGGCTACGGTCTGCTGATACAGTTCAAGGCTCCAGGTAATGCCAAACCACACAAGAGTGGAACCACCACTCTGAAGATTGAGTCCGTGACCTGCTGATGCCGGATGAATCAGTGCCACAGGAAGTTCTCCCTTATTCCATTTCCTGATACTTGCATCACTGTCCAACTTCTGAAATGGTATCTTCTTCTCTGCAAGACGCTGTTCAATTCTCATAAGGTCATGCTTGAACCAGTATGCCACAAGGACGGTTTTGCCGTTGGCAGCTTCGATGATATCTTCCAATGCTTCCAGCTTTCTGTCATGAATGGAAAGAATGTTCTCATCATCTGCATACACAGCACCATTAGCCATCTGTGATAACTTTCCTGAAAGAGATGCTGCATTTGCCGCCGTGATTTCCCCCTCCGGAAGTGCCAGGACAAGTTCTGCTTTCATATCCTCGTACTTCTTCTTTTCCTTTTCAGACAGATGCACCATATACTTTGTGCTGACAAGTTCCGGCATTTTCAAATGGTCTGCTGCCCTCATGGAAGTGGTAATGTCGGATATCTTTTCATATATCGCCTGCTCTGCTCCCGGCAGTGGTTTGTAGCTGTACACGATAGGACCATTCATTTTATCCGGCTTAAAGTAACTGCTGCGATACTGTCCGATAAATCTTCCAAGTCTGACTCCCATATCCAGAATCTTAAATTCCGCAAACAGATCCATAAGACCATTACTGCTTGGTGTTCCTGTAAGTCCTACCATTCTTTTTACTTTTGGTCTTACCTTCATCAGCGACTTAAATCGTTTTGCCTGATGATTCTTGAATGACGAAAGCTCATCAATAACCACCATATCGAAATCAAATGGGACACTGCTTTTTTCAATCAGCCACTGAAGGTTCTCTCGGTTGATGATATAAATATCTGCTTGTCTTTTAAGAGCCGACAGCCTTTCAGCTTCTGTTCCAACTGCGATGGAAAACTGAAGGTCTTTTAAGTGATCCCACTTTTCAATCTCATCTGACCAGGTATTTCTTGCTACACGAAGTGGTGCTACTACCAGAATGCGGTGTGCATCAAAGTAATCAAACAGCAGATCATTTAATGCTGTCAGCGTGATGCTTGTTTTTCCTAAACCCATATCAAGGAATACTGCCGCCACTGGATGTGACTCGATATACTTCGTGGCATATCGCTGATAATCATGTGGTTCGTATTTCATTGATCACACCTCCAATCTGCTCTGTGCCATCAATGACATACACTTTAAATCCTAATTTTCTAAGCAGTCGGTGCCTTGCCAATTGCAGTGGTCTTGGCTTTTCGCCCGGTGCCTTTAATTCTACAAAGGCAAACTTACCATCCGGCAGTAAGATAATGCGGTCTGGCATACCATCAAAACCAGGCGATACAAACTTAGGACAGATGCCGCCGCCATTCTTTACTGCCTTCACTAATTTTTGTTCGATTTCTTTTTCCCGCATGTCACATACTCCTTCCAGCAGTTTGCTTTGTACATCACATAATCCGCCCAACACTCATCAAATGCCGCAAGCATCTCATCATCTGCACCATATTGTTCGAAGTGCTTTTCCAAGCCATATAGCCTCTGTCTCCAAATTCCCCTCTGTCGACATGTGGAAGAATCGGTCTGTTAAAGATCATGGCTCGTGCCAAAATTCCTCTTGTGCTTTCTTCATATCTGTAACTGCGAATCATAAAGTTATAAAAATTCATTTATTATCCCTTTCCTTGACAGGCTGACTGACAAGTGTCCAAAAATCTCTATACGCGTGTATGCCTGCATATTAGACAGCCTATATGTTATTTTCTTTATTTTTTTTCTTATAGGTAAAAAGTTGTCATAGTTGTCAACAGGCACAGTAAACACCGATATATCAATGTTTTTTGATTGACACTGCCTATGACAGCCTTTATGACAAAATCAGCTTGTCACAAAGACCATCATTGACAACTTGACTCGTCAATGGCAGATATCAGGACTTGTCACTCTTTCTTTTATATCCACGCTGAAGACCATAATTTTTATATGTTCTTCTTTCTGCCTTTTCCCATGAATCAATCTTCTTCATAATGGCAGCAATGGCATACGAGTCTGCAGGTTTAATAGCTGCAGGATCTTTGCCGAAACATTCCGTCCAAATTTCCAAATTGCAGACATACTCACGCACTACCGTGCCATTTGGCTTGGCACCAAAATCGCCGCCGTTCAGATAATTTCTTCTTTCAAAAATGCCAAGACTGCCCCAATTGTCCGGAAGCAGTGCATCAAGATATGCACGTACCAAGCCTTCACGCTCGTCCGTCTCCATTGCCGCATCCTGTTCGTTTGCTGCCTTCTTGGAATCTTCGCCTTCAAGGAACAGCTTTTCTCCGCTTCTATAGATTTCCAGAGTTTCTGCCCAAATCTGCTTTACCTCTTCCGGATTCATATCCCACGCATGCTTTCTTGCGTGACCATACACACGCACCGGCCAAAATCGTCTGTTGCCCGTGATATCACGAAGGAATCCATTCTCCGCATTGGTAGAACCAACAATAATACACTGCCTTGGATGGCTCTCTACATTGACGCCATAAGAAGCACGATACTTGTCATCTGTTCTAGAGATAAAAGATTTCACTGTCTCCACATCGGTCTTTCGCATACCTGCAAGCTCTCCCAGTTCCAAAATCCAGTATCCCTGCAGTTTCTCCGGTCCTGACTTATCCTTCATATCCGTAAGGGTCAGACTGTCGGAAAACCAATCTCCTGCCAATTTTGCATAGAATGTGGACTTTCCAATTCCCTGCGGACCATAAAGAATCGGAACTGAATCAAACTTCACTCCCGGTGCATAAATACGAGCAACCGCTGCTGCCATTGATTTTCTGCTGACCGCTCGGGTGTATGAGGTGTCTTCTGCACCAAAATAATCAACAAACAATGTATCCACTCTCGGTACTTTATCCCATTCCGGCAGATTCTCCAGATATTCTTTGATTGGGTGATAGGCTCTTTCGGCTGCAACCGCAAGCACAGCATCCTTTGTCTTAGTTGGAGCATAAATGCCATATTTATTGGAAAGATACACTTTCATGCTGGCATAGTCAGAATCATTCCATCCGTTCTTAATCTGCTCCCAGGGAAGTTCGCCCTTTGCATCAATTCCGTCACGATGGCAGTTGAATGCAATGGACGACAGTTCCGGATCATGCCTCAAAATCAAAACCAGATTATCAAGACTGTCTGCAATGACACCCTTCCTGCTGATTTCCAAACCTTTCATCCAATCGTCATCATCTGAAAAATCCTTGTTTGCAGATGCCACGCGCTCCTGCACAGAGAGCGCTTTGACTTTATCCAATGAAATCGCAAAATCGCTCATCTGCTGAAAGCTGTCACCTTCATCTCCAAATTTATGCAGACGCACCAGGTCAAAAGCATTACAAAGTTTTCCTCCTGCCGGGTCTGTCGCATGATGGCTGTATGCAAATTTATCCTCGTATGCAACTACACCTGCAGAACCCTCTCCGGGAATATAATCATAGCGATTGCTTACATTTGCAGTAGGAGCATATACATCTGAGAGGAAGGTATCCATTACTTCCTGAATAGAGAAAGCTCTGCAAAAAACACCTACAATACCATTTTTCTCATAAGGATCTTTCTGGTGCTTTGTATTCTCATGCACCTTGCTTTCCTTTGGAGTTGTTGGAAGCAGGGATAAATCTTTCCATTCCGGATGCTTCGCAAGCACCTCATCCGGATCAAGGCATGGTCCATCGATTTTATCAAACAGATACTCTCCGTTAGACGGACAAGTTGGCCAGTACATCAGCTGATGCGGAGAGAAGGAACATGGGTCAATCATCTCAAGCAGCTTATTGTCCGCTGCATAATATCTCGCTACCGCATTAAATTCATCAGGTGTCATATCCCTTGTCACCGGAATAATCAGTCTTTCTCTTGGAGCAGACGGTGTATGGCTATGCGTACTGTAACAGACACCCTTGTTTTTAATTCGGTTCTGTATATCGGAAACAAACTCCGGCGTCATGCTGTCCAGGTCATATACAAGCATAGATCGGCAGGCTACCTTATCTCGCTGTCTGCGATTGTCCTTAAGATGTCCTGCGACAAATCCACCCTTATCTTTAATTTCATCTCTCTGTTTTTTCGGTAATTTTGGATATTCCTCTGCAGTCTCTGTGGTTCGAATCGGTTCCTTCAGTCTGCTGCAAAGCTCATCAAACGTGATAGTCTTATTTGACCAGAACTTTGCCTGTCTGGAATTTCCATAGGAAATCTTTAAATCACGCATTACCCTCTGCCTCCTCAATAAAATAATCTGCGAGTCCTATTGCCTTTGAACAATGTGGAACCCGATACCCGCCAATCCTTCCGTGGATGTGTATCTCCCCACAATATGGGCAAACAACATAATAGCTATGAACGGAGAATCCAATAGGATGCAAATGATAAGTTCCATCCTCATCCTGTAAATCTCTTGGATTTTTCACTTTTATATGCATCGAGTCATAGCCATCTCTATTTTTTCCGCGATAAAAAATGAGACTGTCTTCCCCTGCAATAGGCGATATCAATTTCTTACGACAGCTGTCTTTATATGCTGAGTATCTCATCTTGTTGTTTCCTCCATTTCTTCTGTAAAATATCTGATTTTCATTCTTCTTTTTTCTGCGAGTGCAATTTCACGAGCCATGCCCTCCGAAATATTCTCACCAAATACCCATACCTCACTGCACTTACCAAGAAGTACATAATTGATTGTATGAGTTGCCAGATACCTCTCTTCCGGATTGCTGTCATCCATAAACTGCGGATACAGCAAATGCGGTGCCATAGGGATTGCGCTGCTGTCTAAAGCAAAACGGCAGAACTGTCTGGCTCTGCTGATATTACGTTCCGTATCTCCCCGGAACGGACTGCAGATATATACGAGCGGCCTGAATATATCCTGAGAGGCGGCAGCTTTCTTTGCTGCCCTTTCCTCTCTTTCAACATTGGTCAGTGCCGCATAGGTAGTCGGGTCTGCATACCCTTCTGCGTTATACTTGTTCACTGACATGCTTTCTCCCTCCCATCATCTTTCTGGTGCAGTCACTGCATAAGACGGATGTGCCAAATAAATCACTTTCTCCGTCTGAAAGCAGTTCTGCAATATCCACATGCACTTCTTCTCCGCAAACCGGACATCTGCAGAATACGTTTTCATCATTGATTTCGATGGCAACCTCCATCGCATCGCTAACCTTTTCTTTTACATAAAACATTAGATTTCTCCTCCTTCTAATTTTTGCTTGTACCATTCCAGGTATCTCTTTCTCTGTTCATAATCCGGCACTGCCACTAACAGTCCCACATCCACTTTCTGTAAAATCTCAAGCATTCGAATCTGATCATCTGTGAGGTAAGGTCTGATGCTCTTACCCTTTTCAATGTCATTTGCAAGCCGAAACTGCTTTGCAGACATACCTACCACAATGCGATTTAACATATCGCACTCATTACTGAAGTGGTATGGCTTTGGATGGTCATGGAGCAATTTGATATTTTCTGACAGAAGCGGAAACTCCTGTCTTGCGGATACCAGGGATTTAATGAACTGCTCCATTTCATTGAATCTCTTGATATACATCTCTTTGAACTTCATAGCCTTCGCACCGGTGTAACCCATAACGAGCATTGTGAATCCATCACGAGTCAGAGCGTATGCCTTCTGTTTTCTGTTTCTTGCATCGTGATAGCTAATCGGCTCAAAATTGAGCTGAACAAAATCACTGCTTAATCCAGAATTCGGATCAGTAATTCTCTGAATATCACGAAGTACATTCTTATGCTCCTTTTCAAAGCACTCAGCTACAAATAAACTGTCCACTCTTGCTGTGTCATTGGTATCTGCGAACACTCCAAGTTCGTCTTTTGGTATAAGTTCTCTCATCCTAGAACCTCCTTAAAATGAAATAGACAGAAGGAAAAATGCATCCTTCTGTCTATAAGCAAGAGATTCCTATGAATCGAACCCCCCATATTTAATCTTTTTTATAAAAATCACACTCGTACCCATCAGCCCGAAGAAGAATCCCTTCTATCCAGGGCGGTGTCCTTCCCATCTGTTCACAAATGGCATCAAGAGATACTCTCTTATCACATTCAATAATTAGTTCATCGTGGACATGACCGCAAATAAAACAATGGGATAATGTTCGGATGGCATACATCAAAATATCTCTGCTGATTGCCTGAACAATGTTCTCTACGAACTTGGGACCATAGCTTTCGATTCTCTCCCATTTCTTCGTTCCGCCAACACCTTCATAGGTCACAGACTCACTTCCAAATATGTTTGTACCCATTCTTGGCTTCACATAGGAAAGTGTTCTGCCGCTTGGCAGTCCAATAAAAAGCATGCCGCTTCTGCAGGAAAAGCTGATACTGCCAATCTTTGAAGATTGTTTTTCCTTTACTGCTTTTTTCACGGCACGGTCTACTTCCCACCAGAACTTTACGATATTCGGATTTGCAGACCTCCACATATCTACAAGCGGCCGCAGTTCCTCTTCCTCCAGCCCCATCTGCAGTGCTCCCATAGATTTCAATGCACCCACAGAGCCACCATATCCAAGTGCCAGTTCTGCAATTTTGCCTTTTTGCCTTAAGTGTCCGTTTACTCCATGTTTTTCCACAGGCACATGAAACATCTGACTTGCTGATGCACAGTAGATGTCACCACCGCTTGCAAAGACATCTGCCCTCCATGTTTCTCCCGCCAAATGGGAAAGGACCCTTGCTTCAATCGCAGAGAAATCCGATACAATAAATTTCATTCCTGGTCTTGGTACAAATGCAGTACGAATCAGCTGTGATAGAGTATCCGGCACATCATCGTAAAGCATAGTCATTGCATCGTAATCTCCAACCTTTACAAGAGACCTCGCCTCTGCCAAATCAGAAATATGATTCTGTGGCAGGTTCTGCAATTGGATGAGTCTGCCTGCCCATCGTCCGCTTCTGTTGGCACCATAAAATTGAAACATTCCCCTAGCTCTTCCATCTTTGCAGACAGCGTTCTCCATTGCCTGGTACTTCTTTACAGATGATTTTGCAAGCTGCTGACGAAGGGAAAGCACTGTCTTTAATGGTTCCGGTGCTGTATTTAGCACCTCCGCTACCTCCTTCTTTCCAAGGCTCTCCATTTCTAATCCATTTTCAGACAGCCATCCTTTCATCTGCTGCACAGAGTTCGGATTATCAAGTCCTGTTAATTCCTGCATTTTTTCTGACAGAAGGGATTTGGATCTTTCATCAAATATAATCGCATTCTCTACAACAGCCATATCCAGAGCAATGCCTCTGTCGTTGATTTCCTGATCAAGATGATATTCTTCCCAGACAAATTCCGGCACAGGAAACTTTGCAAGTTTCTCTTGGATAGACATCTCTACTTCAACATCTCTTTTATTATATTTTTTGAACATTTCCCATTTTGCTTTATCATGCACTGGAAGGTTTCTGGTTCTTCCGCCATTGACCTTCGTAGGCTTGCACGGAACACAGAAATATCTGATGAGGTCTTTGCCCTCTGTCAGCTTCTGTTCTTCCAGACCAAGAACTGCACCAACACCTGCCAATGATAATGGCAGTCCCATATATGCCGACCATATCATGGAGCATCGCCATGATGACGGATCGAGATAATCTCCGACTGTATCTTCAAGGATGCTGTAGGATCCAAAATCTTTTTCATAGTGTTTCCTTAGATATTCAGACAAGCACACCCTCTCGAAAGAAGCATTAAACGCCCACTTGGTTACACTTTCATCCGTAAGCGCCTTTATAATTTCATCCGGGATAACTTCTCCCTGTGCAATGTCTGCTACAACAACCTCTCCGCCATCTACGGAATATCCGAATAATAATATTTCAAAACTGTCGGACTGAGCGTATTTATATACGCCGCATTTCTGCAAGTCCACATCGCTGTATGTTTCCAAGTCAATGCTAATTGTTTTCATTTTTCACGCTCCTATATCACAAGACGGCAGTGCAACGAATTACACTGCCGCCATGCTCTTACTCTTTGTCCTTATTGATTTTCTTTACAATGCCGGGAAACATCCATAGAATCAATTTTTTCATAATTCTGAAGAACCATCTCCATACAGCCAGCAATCCGAAAATCCAAAATGCTGCTGTAATTCCAATAAGTGTCCCCCCGACAGAAGCATCGATTAAAGCATTAAGTGTATCCATTGCCTACACCTCGCTTAAGATAAGAAATCATCATCCTCATCTGATGCAAAGTCATCTTCGGCTCTGGACTTGCCGCCAAGAGGCTCACCATCTCTAATCTTCTGCAAATTGTTGAGTCCGCAGGCAATACCCTTATTTCCGTTAGAGTTGAATGCATAAAGATTGATGGACGCTCTGCCGTATACACCGCTGTAGACCTCACTGCGGTCAATGATTGTGTTTCTGTCAGCATCTACAATACCCGGTGCTGTTGCAGAATTTGCATTGATGAAGTAGCTGTTCGCATAAGCTTCATCGTCCGGACGCTCCAAATCTCCATCACGAAGAGGAGTCTTAAGTACAGAAAGTGCAGGAACAGTCTTGCCATTGCCCTTTAACTTCGACTGACCTTCTTCGTATGCGGCCTGAATTGCCTTCTTGATTTTCTCTACAGTCACAGTATCGGACTTGGGAATAATAAGGCTGACACTGTATTTCGGTATGCCGCCATTGATCGACTTTGCCTCCCAGACATTAGCATAACTCCATCTGGTGTTAGGACCTGTGATTACTTTCATTGGATTATTAAACTTTGCCATAATATAAATTCCTCCTAATTTTCACTGAAATCTTCTTTTGCTGTATTGATTGCCGGACGCTTGTCACTCTCCGGCACGAGCGTTGGCTTGCCCTGCGGCTTATAAATATAAGCACCAAGCAGCTCTTCAAACTTCTTTTTGCCAAGCATAGATGTCATAGCTGTAATGCCGAGCACTTTTTTCTCATATGGGTCTTTCCCTGCATTTTTGACTGCTTCTGCTACAGCGTTCTCATCTGTATACTTTCGGTTGGAACGTCCTTCGACTACCTTAAATCCATCGTAGTGTGTTCCACTGACCGCCTGCTGCAGAGCATATTCCTTCACATCTGCTGCCCACGCCGCAAGCTCGTCTGCCTTTGTTAAAATGACTGCGATTTCTGCATCTTCCAAGGTTGCTGGCATTTCAAAGTCATACTTGGCCATTTCCATGTTATATTCCATTCTCTTTCTGCAGGTCGCCTTGACCTTACAGAACTGACAGTGACTTCCGGCTTTAAATTCTCCTTCGCCGTCAAAGGCAAGTTTTGCAGTCGGTGCAAGCACTGTTTCCGCCCAGGAATATAACTCTTCCTTCTTCATTTCGAAGGTGCTGACATTCTCTCTTCGTGGCTGGAAAATTGTCATGGATACCTTATCGATATCGTAAATTCCATCAAACAGGTTCAACGCCCCAAGCGCATAGCACATCATCTGAGGATTGTTGTCTGCCAGAACTTCCACGCCTTTTCCGTGTTTATAATCGATAACATACAATGTGCCGTCACCAACGATTACACAGTCACCGGTACCAAATCCTTCCGGAACATATTCTGAAAAATCAAGTTTCTGCTCTATCAGAACAACTGGATCTTTACAGGTCTGCTTTACTTCTTCTACTACCGATGAACAAAACGCTGCATACTCTTCTGCACACTGTTCCATTTCTTCATCGTAGTAAGTAAGGTTGTTTACAGGATTTCGGCTTCTCAGCCCAACTGCCTTCTTCAGCTTATGTTCACAGAGAGTATGAGCATCGGTGCCTTGAAGTGCAAACTCACTGGCCGTATCTTCTTTATCTGCACAAAGCCTTGCTGATGGAGGACACAATAACCATCGGTGACTGGATGATGCAGAAAGCAATGCATGTGCCGCCATCAAATCACCTCCACCTTTGCAAGAAGTGCATCGTACTGATCCGGATTGATGTCTGAAAGCTTTTCAACACCAAACTCTGTGAGTACTGCCTTTACTTCCGCTGTGTGACCCTCTCTTGACTTTGCCGCCAGAACTGCTCTGACTTCTTCAAATGAGAGTGTTTTCTTCTCTTCCTTCTTTTCCTCGATCTGCTTAGGTGTCTCTGCTTCAATCACTTCTGCCGCAACATCTACAGTAAGAACTGTATCGTTATAGGTTTCAGCGATTGCTTCCACTACATCTGCGAGAGAACGCATCAGCTTTGCAGCATCAAGGAGCAATTTGTACTTGTTTGTCATGCTTTTCCTCCTTCCTTCATTTCGTGAATCTCAACGGTCTGAACAGAATCTCCGGGAGAAAGAACAAGGACACTGACCTTCTGACCAAAGAGAAAATCAAGCACTCTTTTTCGGATGTGCATCGTTCCGCCCTTTACTACCTGACTTCTGGAACCGTCTGGTTTTGCAATGTTGATACAAACTTTATGCTTTATTGCCTGGACTCCTTTCCGAGCGGCTTTTTGTCTGCCCCTCTGTCCATATGCAAAAAATGAGGAGGATTCGAACCCCCTCATTTCCGAAAAAATTAAATTTCTTTTGCAAGTCTTGTAAAAATCTTCTTCAGACGGTTTCTGATTGCCGCTTCTGACACGCCCTCTTCTGCAGCAATATCCACATTTGTCATGTTCTGATAGAACTTTTTGAACAATGTATTTCTCTGTAATTCACTGAGACCAGTAATAGCCGTCTTAAGCTTGTCAAGCTTTTCTGTATGTTCCTGTTCTGAAATAGACGCAAGCATCATTTCCAATGGATCAGAGTCTGTATCCTCAAGATAAGGGTTGCGATCATTCGCATCTTCACCGCTGCCATCATAATAATTGTCATAATGTACAGGACAGTGATACGCCTCTCTTCTGTCTGCATCCAGACTGTCATCATCCATCTCATGAAGCCTTGCAATAATAGTCGTGTCTACTCCATCCTCATCCGGATTAATGACGCACTTGCTTCCATCGTCAAAGTAGTAAATGTAATTTGTACGGTTGTCTTCCGCTGTTTTAAACTTTCTCATAAAGTTCCGCCTTTCTGCCTGTTCGCAGTCGGGCATGGAACAAAATAAGGACCGGTGCTTTGACAGCCTCCGATCCCTAAATCCTGAAAAATGAGTATAGGAAACCAGGGCTACTTCAAATTGCACTTGCTGCTGATTTCTCAACAGTCTGCCAATATGATGTATCCCATGCCCTATTACGTAATTCAGGCTTGTGATATAAATTTTTTATTTGAGTGTCTGGCACTCAGATGAAGTTGCAAAGATTTTGCAGCCTCATCTCGGTGTCAGATGTTTCTACTATTTACTTCTCCATTTGCATTTTGTTTTTACCGAAAAAATCGTTCTGAGATTTTTCTGAATGGAGAAGTATATAGGTTAGGGTCTTTTCGGCTTGATTTCTTCCAAACAACAAAAAAAGGCCTGACAAAATACAGGTGCTCTTAACACCTATACTTCGTCAGGCCTTGCTCGCTACGATTACTATCGTGCGGCGATTCGCTCAGTACGAACTTTTTGATTACGAAAGCTAACGGCTATCACAGATTTACACAATGGACATTTGATTTTAATGATTCCAATTGTTTCTTCTGGATCTGCGTCAAACAATCGTTTATTTTTACAACATGGACAAGCC